AGAATGCTATCACTTACATTCAGCAGTTCTCAAACGTAGACAAATGGCTTATTCTAACTGTCATGCAGCTAAGTCATTAAACTTTATCTGGTTTGAAAATAAAAAAACTATCAAGTGGTTCGCTTCATCAGAAGCATACTTAGATACAGTAAATGGTTCATGGAAGATGTTAGATGCTTTTAGAAACCATATTAATGTACACACTGATTGGATTAGGATTTTCACACCAGCAGAATATCCTTCTATTCAACAAAAAGAGAAGTTCTTAATAAGAAAGGGTCAATGGGGTACTAAAGGTAACGAATCTACATTAGTAGCTAAAACATTAGGTAAAGATGTAACTTCTGGTGTAGGTGGTGCTGCTTATTGGATTTGGCACGAGGAAGGTGGTGTTGCTCCTAAAGCAAACTTAACATTACAATATTTAAATCCTGCATTGGAGAGTGGTTTAGAAAAATCAGGAAGTTTTCACATTGGTGGATCAGTGGGTGATTTGGATGATTGTAAACCGTTAGAGAATTTTATATTAAAACCTGATAACTATGAGATATTTGGTGTAGAAACTAAATACTACAACGAATCAAGAACTCCTAAAATTGCCGGCTTATTTATACCAGCACAATACGGAATGCCTCAAGCAGTAGATAAATACGGTAATTCTCAAGTAGAAAAAGCATTAGAATTACTTAAAGAGTCTGAGGAGCAGTGGAAGAAATTACCAACAGAGGATTATATTCTAAAAAGATCTCAGAATCCTAAAACTATTACAGAAGCATTTGCCTGGAGGAAAAGCTCATTCTTTAATGTACAGAGAATAGAAAAGAGACAAAAGGATATTCTTTTATTAAAAGAAAGGAATGACTTTTATGAAAAGCAAGGTCTTTTAGAAATAAGCAAAGACGGGAAGATAGTATTAAAAAAATTATCTGATATGCCTGAAGCGGAAAGACCAACACCTGTTGGCTATCCGGTTATACCAGAAATGTTAGATAAAAGAGGATGTGTTACCATATGGGAATTTCCTGATAGTAATGCTGATTTTGGAATTTACTTTGGAGGATGTGATCCGGTAGAGGTTGGCAAAACAACTACATCCGATTCTGTATTTTCTCTTCATATATACAAGAGAGGTATACGAAAGATAACGAGGAAATCAGATGGTTCTATTGAGGAAACTTACACTAAAGGTAGATTAGTTGCGTCATACAGAGGTAGGTTTGATAATCCCGATGATCATAATGAGCAAGGATTACTATTATTAAGATTGTATAATGCAGTTACTGCTTGTGAAAGAAATAAACCTAATTTTATAAACTACTGTAGACGAAAAGGATTTGCTCACATGATAGCTAGAAGAAAGGATTTACCTTTTGAAAAAGATATCGATATGACTGGTACTAAAAACGATGATTTTGGAGTATGGGCTGGTAGTGATAATAAGTTATTGGAAATAGAAAAACGTACTACTTATGAATATTTAGATTACGAAGTTGATACGATTACTAAGAAAGCAAAAGATCCAAATGAGTTTGATATATCTAAAACAATAAGAGGTTATGATATAGTTCCAGATTATTGGTTTTTAGAAGAATGTAAGTTATGGAATGAAGATGCTAATGCGGATGCTTTTATATCAGCCTCACTAGCTATAATATTTGGACAGTCAAGAGAATTATCTTTTGAAAAGACAGTATACGAAGAAGAAAAACCAATTGAACAGAGAGAGATTATTAAAGCAGCACCTATGTCTCTATTAGATTATGGCAGACCTAAGAAGTCAAAAACCCTATTAAATTATTAAAATGGCAAAAGCTAAAATTTCAACAAAACCTATAATGACTTCTAAGGATTTCCTGAAGGGTTATACTGCTGCTAAAAGACCTTCTGATTATGCAAATTTCAGTCCTTGGCAGATGATTCCTTTAGAAGATAAAACAGAGGAATGGTTTAAATGGAATATAGACTGGTTTGAACAAGCCGGTATATCTCAAACTAGTAAAGAGAAAAGAAAGATTATCAAAAATAGGATGATGGCTGCTGGTATTTTAGATAATAACGATTACATACCAGGTTCTGAAAATTCTGAAATTGTAGATATAACAGCAAATGGTAAAATAAATCCATTGCAGATGTTTTATCCATTAGCCCCTTCTGCTGTCAATGTGTTATCTGGTGAATTCTTGAAGAAAGACAATAAACCACAAATAGAATGTGTTGATAAATTTACAGTAAATGATAAATTAGAGTATAAGCAATCGTTGATAAATGATGTTGTAAAACAAAGAGGTTTACAATTAAAAGAGCAAGCTCTTCAGAAAATGGGAGTGTTGTCTATGGATGAGCAAGGTCAGCAAAATCCAGAATTTGTTCAGCAAATGAAACTACAGGAGCAGATAGAAGAAGCTAATAACAAATTTAAAAACTATAGACATACCATGGAGTTATGGGGTCAACATGTTTTTAATCAGGATTATGCTAGATTTTATATAGACGAAGTAGAAGCTGAGGCATTTAAAGAGACATTATGTAATTCTAAAGCATTCTTTCATATAGACTTATTAGAAAGTGACTATACTTTTGAGTTTTTAGATAACGCGGATTGTTTCTGGCATAAATCTAAGAATGTAAAATATGTATCAGAAGGAGATTATTTTGGATGGTTTGCTGAGATGACAGCCGGAGATATTGTTAATAAAATAGGCAGTAGATTAAAACAAGAACATTTTGAATCTATTAAAAAAGTATTGGACTCTTCTTTATCTACTTACTCAGGTACAGCCTGGTTAACGGATGATCAAAAAATGTTTCCTAATACGTACTATGATGCTACAAAAGCATACCCGGATGGACGTAAGAACATTCCGATGCAGCAACATTATGATAGAGAGGAGATTAAAGATTTTATTAAAAGCAACTTTGAAAACTATTCTACAGATCAAATGCTCAATGCATTTGGTGAAGCTGAAGGGATAATGGGAAAACCGAAGTTATTCAGAGTAATGCGATTATATTGGAGAAGTCAAAAGAAAATAGGATGGTTGACTAAAAAGGATAAGGATGGAACTGTTTTACCTGGTACATGGATTGATGAAAATTTCAAAGTAACAGAAGAACCAGTTTATTCATTTGAGCTTAATAAAAACAAAAGTGCTGAGAACCTAGTATATGGTGAACATATAGATTGGGAATGGAGAAACGAGTGGAGACATGGTATGAAAATATCTTTAAATGTTAATACTAAGTTTGTCCAAAATCAATCTCCTGACTTCAATCCTATTTATATAGATGGAGAGCCGGTTAAGTTTCAATTTAAAGGTAAAGATAACAATATGCAATGTTATCCTCCTGTAGAAGGATGTGAGTTTAAATTCAAAGGATTAAGACCAGTATCCTTTATCGATCTATTAACACCTTATAACATTGCGTATAACATATGCGAAAATAGAGTTACACAAGTAATGGCTCATGATTGGGGTAAATTGTTATATCACAACCAAGCAACTATTAATAGAAATCAAATAGGCGGTGCTGTTGATCAAGATAGATTAGATGCTTTTTATGATATGGTAAAAAGTTCTAAAGTTCTACCTGGTCATATAGATAAAGAAATAATGAACGCTATTGGTCAGGGAGCTGGTCAAACACCTCAAATAATAGATATGTCTATTATTAAAGATGCTGTAGATTACAAGGTACTAGGGCGAATGATCAAAGAAGATGCCTTAGAGACCATAGGTATCACTCGTGCAAGATTAGGGCAATCTAAGCCTAATGAAACAGCTACAGGGGTAGAAGCTGGTGTTAGTTACTCAGAGTCTCAAACTGAGGCTTATTTCAATCAGTTTTCTAATGAATTAATGCCTAGAGTATATCAAAGATTACTAGAAGCTGCTCAATACTATCATTACATTAACAAATCTACCAAAATCTCATACAGAGATAATGAAGAGAGTAATGTTATGTTAGATATTGAGGATATGGATGGTTTATTACGAGATTTCTTAGTAAGATCTACAAATAAGCCTAGAATGAAAGTTATTACTCAAAAATTAGAACAGTTGTTTTTAAACGACAATACTTTAGAAGCAACAGCTTTAGATAGAGCTGAAATGATTTATTCTGATTCTGCTACAGAGAAAATGGAGAAGATTCGAAAATCTCAAATTAAGAAAGAGAGATTAGAACAGGAAAGATATGATAGAGAAATGGAACAACAAGAAAAACAAGATGCTCTATTAGCTGAAATGCAAGAAAAAGAATTAGCGTTCAAATCTAATGAAAACCAATTAGATAGAGAATCTAAAGAAAGAATAGCTGAATTAAAAGCTCTTTCTGGATTGCAAACTGATGTGGATGCAAATTCTGTACCAGATGCTCAGGATAATATGAACTATCTTCTTAAAAGAAGACAACTGGAAGGAACTGAGTCATTGAATACGGATAAGTTAGATTTTGAAAAAAGAAAGCACTCTGACACAATGGCATTAAAACAAAAAGAACTGATGAGTAAAGCTAATAGCGATCAGAAGAAATTAGCTGTCGCATTGGTAAATGGTCAAAAAAACGATGATAAAAAATTGAACAGTAAAATATCCAAGAAACAAGGGGTAAGTAAATAGAATAGTCCTATATTGTCAACTTTTTTTCATAAATTAAATTTTTTAAATTATTATATAGTATAAGCATGGAAGCAAATAGCATGTCAGTCGAAGAGATTTTAGCGCAATTCGATAAAACACAACCAACACCACCAGCGCAACAAACAACTGTTAAAGTTCCGGATAACACCGTAGGTGTTAAATTGGACCAAGTTGTAACTCCTGTAGATAATAATCTATCAGTCGATGATATTATAAACGGTACAGAAGATATTACCAATCAGGACCCTGCTCAAACAGAACCTGTACAAAAGGGTAGACCTCCTAAAGAGAACCTTACTAAAACGGATCTCAATACCATTAAAATATTAATTGATTCAGGTCAGATTCAACCTTGGGTTGACGATAAAACAAACACTGTTATTTTACCTCAGACAAAAGAGGAGTTAATAGAGTTAATGAATCAGAATATAGAAACTATATCTGAGAATAATTATCGCACTGTAGAAGATCAGTTTTATACAAGCAAGTCTCCTGTATGGCAAGCGTTGTTACAACAATCAGAAAAAGCAAGATCATTTGATGATGTTGCTCCTTTGTTTCAAAAGATTCAAACTTACGAAGCTGGTGTTGCATTGGATTTAGAGAATATAGAACACCAAGAAGAAGTAATTAAACAAAATGGTTTAATACAAGGAGTTCCTATTAGTGCTATAATGTCTGACATTGCTGATTTGAAAGAAAGAGGTAAATTAAAAGAGAGAGCTGAAGCAATAAAGCCTAATCTTGATAAATATAACGAACTTCAAATTCAAAACGATATAATAGCAAGAGAGAATCGTGAAAGAGCCGATGCTATAGCATATCAAACTCATGTAGATAATGTAATTAATAGAATCATCATACCTAAAGATATTGCAGGTATTAAATTCAAAGATGAACATAAACAATTAATAGCATCTACGTTAATTCCCGATGAATCTATAGGTGGTTTACCAATTTATGCCATTATAGATAATTTAGTTAAAAGAGGAGAATTTGAGCATTTGGCACAAATTGCTCTTTTGGCAACAGATCGGAAGTCTTATAGTAATTATTTTGGAAACCAGGTAGCTAATCAAGTAGCTAGTGGATTACAGAAAAAACTACGAGATTCCAACCAATCGAATTCTGGCAGTGTTGTTAATGATACATTTCGTACTCATGAACCAAGACCTATAGAAAACGCATTCCTTTAGAAATTTTTTAAATTTAATATAAAATGGCATTTGCTGAAAATCCAATAGGTGCAGTCCTTTATAACGAGACTCGCTTAGATAAAATAACAAATCATTTAGATTTACCTACTGTTAAGTCATTAGCTACTTATCAAAACATGACCAAGATGGGAATGAGAGATTTGTGGGCTTATACGCATATGGAAGAAGTTCCTTTCATGTACGCTAACTTAATGGCTAATAATGTAGAATACATCAAAGGTGATGTCTACCAATTTGAACTTCCTACTGCTGCTGGTGATTCAGCTAGAGTAGTTTCAGTTCAAGCTACCGATAACACACGAATTGGTTACGGTGGAGAACCTTTCAAACTTACTGTAAAAGGTATGTTCTTAGGAGGTTATGGTGCAAATATTATGTTCGATATGACTTCTCCGTATGTTATGGAAGTTGTTGAATTCCAAAAGAAAGGTGAACATATTCAATATGATGTAGTATATAAAGGTAGTCGAACAAAAGAAGACTTTATTCCTCGACATTTATTCCAAGCCGGTTCGCAGTTATATAAAATTAACGCAACAAGAAGTCCGGAATTTGGTCAAAAATATGATAGCTGGTCAGCTGGTTCTACAATAGGTAGAGACTATTTAGGTTTCTTAACTACTGCTGAAATCCAAACTCACTATCATATGACAGATCAGGCTTGTAAGTTCTTTGATCAACATGAGTTGACTCATGCTCAGAACTTTATGGATGCTTTGGACGAAGTAGTAGAGTACGTTGCTTTGAAATCACCAGTACAAACTGGAATTAGAGATTTCAAACAATACATGGCTAATGGTGGAGATGCTAAAAACATTAGTGGTAAAGTAGTAGCTATGAAATATGATGATGTATGTATGCAAATACTTAATCGTCAAAATATGAATACTGTTATTTGGCATCCCGGTAGTGCTGTAGGTACTGACGGATTTGACCAATCTTATATTGCTCCTGGTATCTGGCATCAAATTGATGATTCTGGTTACAAACGTTTCTTTAATATTGAAACTTTAGGCAAGGATCATATTTATTCTGCTATTCAAGAATTTGAAGCTGGTAAAATCAGACCTTTGAATTACGGAGAAACAAGAGTATACCGAATCAGAACAGGTAGAGGTGGTCGTCAATTACTTAACCAAATCTTTGCTGATGAATTGAAAAATGTTACCGGTCTTATTGATGCTATTCAAATGGGTCAAATAGGTGGAACTAACAAATCAGGTATTGATATTACATTACCTTGGTATAAATCTATCGATGTTCCTGGTTTAGGTAAATTAATGATCGATGAAGATCCTTCATTTGACAATAACATGACAAATGATATCATTAATCCTAAATTGAGTACTGGTTTCAGATTGACTTCTTACTCAATGATTATTGAAGATTACAACACATCAAGTTCTAATTTGAAAATTCTTAGAAATGAGAACTCTAAAGGTAAGAACTTAGTAAGAATGACAGTTGTAAATGGTAATAGATCGCATCCTTTATTCGAACAACAATACAACGGTGCTACTGTTAACGAAGGTGCTAGCTTACAAACAGGGTTTGGTGCTTACTTCCGAACAACTCCAGATACAGGTTATGTAGTTGATCCTACAAAAATCCTGAAGTTGATTCCTAAGAATCCATATAATCCAAATGGTAACTCACTATAAGAGATAAAAATAGCGAACGGGTGATTAATGTTCGAAAAACGCACAAATTTTAAACCAACAGATTATAATGAAGTATTTAATTCAAAGAAACTACAAGACCGAAGTGTTGCACAAAGGTGTTACACTATTTGGAACCGGTGAGAACAATTATTCAGTCCATACAGACATCTTAGCAGAAGAGCGTATAGATAAAAATACAGTTCGTAAAGTAACCGGATTAAACGAGGATGATATCAAAGGTTCTCCTGTATTAACTGACGAAATGAAAGAGATCTATTTAAATAGATTACCTGACGTTCGTAAGAGAGTAATCGAGAAATACGGTGAATCTGCTCTTGATCCTACTAATGATCACTTCTGGAAAAACAGAAGTACTATTAGACTAGATAAAAACAAGTTAGGTCAACTTCACGATGATGAAGAAAATTTAGCTGATTTAATATTGAGATTCAATATATTATCTGGATCATTTGATGACATTGCTCCTTCTTTGGAAACAGCAAAAGCTACAGGTCGTAATTATTATATTATTGATTTGGATGATTTCAACAAGAGTGAATTTGACGACAAAATCTCTTATAAACTTAAAGCTGTTGCTTCATTAAATGAATTGGTTGAAAAAAGCTCTAAAGATGCTCTTTTATATTTAACATGGGTAACCGTGGATGATGCTAAAGGGTATACTAAGAATACATCATCAGAAGTACTAGCTCAAGTATTGTACGAATACATAGAAGGTGCTTTAGTTAAAAAGAATAAAAAAGCATGTGCTAAAATATTCTATGATAACTATAATCTTTGGAAAACTGATAAAGACAGTCTTATCACTAAAGCTATATTTAATGCAGCTCTTTATTTTGGTGATATTTACTTAGACAAAGGACAGTATACCTCTAAGGCAGGAAATACCAAACTTGGTACTAATGAAAAGAAAGCAATTGAAACTTTATTAGATGGTCCTAATATTGCTGAATTAAAAGAGTTGAAAAAGACTATAGAAGAAAAACTATCTAAATAATGACTAATGCGCAAGCCATTGATGAAATCCACTTAAGGTTAAACAAGTTATCAACAGAAGATGCTGATAACATAGAGACCTGGAAGAAAGAAGAGGCAATCAACAAAGGTATAGATGAGTGGATCAGAAGACAAAAAAGAGGCAACAATGCTAGAAAAGATGGTGCTGAGGAAAGTGATGGTAGAATAGATGACTTAAGTGTTCTTTTAAAAGATGAGGAATTTACTCCTTCAAATAAGGATCTATTTGCAGAAATAGAGATACCTGAAGATTACAGATACTTTAATAGGATTACTCCTATAGTTAGTTCGGGTAAATGTAACAACATCAGAATAAAATCTGATTACGTAGAGGAAGCTAATGTAGATGAATATCTAAGTGATTATAATTCATCTCCTTCTTTTAAGTTTGAAGAAACATTTCATACTCAAATAGACGGTAAATTCAGAATCTATCATAATAAAGATTTCGTAGTCGATAAAGTAAAACTAACCTATTATCGAAATCCAGCTAAAATAGTCTTATCTGACATTAACTATGTCTGGGAATTTAGAGAAGATGTATGCAGATTAATATTAGACGAAGCAGTCAAAATAATAGCCGGTGATACAGAAAACGTAATACAATATCAGTTAGCGGAAAAGCGATCTGAAGAAAATAATTAATTTAACATAAAACAAATACGATGATTAATACTCGTTATCCTTACCCTTTTTTGGTAGCAACAGGAGAAATTGTAACTTCTGGTCACTATGGTGATCTTAAGAATAAGTCCGGAGCTGTTTCCGTTGGACTTTATAATGGGCTGAATACAGCCAATCAGTACTACATTGCTACTGGTTCTGGAAATGGAGATAAGTTCTTCATTGGTTACAGCTCTACAGCTAATAAAGACAATCTAGGCAAATGGCATTTTGGTAGAACTAATCCTTATAAATCTGAGCAATTCAGAGGAAAAGATTTGATCTCTTTTGAGTTCTCTGATCCTTCTCGAATCAAGCACGAGAGATGGACTATTGGTTATAACGGTGTAGCCGGATGTAACGAACCAGCATTCAACTTCGAATGTGGTAAAACTTATGGATTGCAATTCATATTAAGTGGTAATCCTGTTTTCAGAAATTGGGCTAAGTACCTAATCCATGACGTTTATGTAACAACTCCATGTTGTGACAGCTCTGAATGTACTTCAGGATGTGAAGGTGGGGAAGTTGATTGCGAATGGGTAGTTTCTGAATTCGCTAAGAAAATCAACGAACACGTTGAATTATCTAAAATTGGAGTTCATGCTCGTTATATTACTAACGACTACGAAGTAACAGCTCCTACTCACTACGATTACTGTTTATCGGTATGTGATGGTGGTGGACCAACTGATCTAGCTGCTGTACAAGCAACTTTAACTGTAGGTAAAGCAGAAAGAATTGGTAGAGATGGTGGTGTATCTAGTTACAAAGTAACTTGTATTCCTTCTATTCCTGGTAGTTTAACTCCTTTCCAATATTCAGTTCCTGCTGATTGTGATACTTGTGGTGCTGGTTATACTTTAGCTTTTGCAACTGACGTTTACAATATAGTAGCTAACGAAGCAACTTATGCAAACGCAGCCGCTGTAACTACAGCATATCAAAATGCTAGTTTGAAAACATTTACTGGTGTAATTTCAGCTCCTAATATTACAGCTAATCAAATTCCTGTAACAGCTCATGGTTTTGTTACCGGTCAGAAAGTAGTATATACTGATGGTGGTGGTACCGCTATTACAGGTTTAACTACAGCTACTAACTACTACGTAATAAAAGTAGATGCTAACACAGTTAAATTAGCAACTACAGCTGTAAACGCCATTGCTGGAACAGCAATAGATATTACAGCAACAGGTGTTGGGGTAGCTCATACTTTAACTGCTAGTGGATACTCTACAGTTTTATCTAGTTCTAATCCTACAACTGAAACATATCAATTAAGCGTAGAACATGGAGATGCTGTTACTGCTTTAGGAAACGATGTAGCTTTATTTGCTTACACTGTTGATTCAATATGTGTTCCTGCAAGTGCCCATCCAATTGCCTGGGTTGAGTGTGGTAGTCATTATAAAACAACTCGTCAGTTGTGCATGACATTGAAAAGAAAAGATTGTGACGCAGGTAATCATTTAGCTGACTTACAAGCTTTCTATGCTAACGATCCTACTTATGTAGCTGATAGTTTAGCAGTAACCGCCGGAGTTGATTGTTTTGATAAATACACATTAAGTCAATATAGTAATTGTATGGATGATGGATGTCTTTCTAAAGATAGCGTTTCATTCCCTCCAATCATGCAAGGATACTCTAACGGTACTTCATTTGGTGTATGGGAAGTAGTAGAAGTAGCATTACCTGCTTACGATGCTGCTAAAAAATGTGGTTTAGAAATTACAGCTGAAGTTGAAGAAAGATTCTTAAGCGATTGTGTAATGGATTTACATGATTACTATGAAGTAGAACCTATTCGAATTGAAGTTGGTTGGATTCAAAATCAGTTAACCGGTTTACCAGATGTTTGTGATGTAAAAGGTTTACCTAAAGCACAAAGAGTTGATTTACCTCAGTACTCTAACCAATCAGGTGAATGGGTATTAAGAGAATACATTAAAGCTGGAGCTTACGAACTTTGGGGTTGCGATAACGCTGATGCGAAATTAAGAGAAATCTTAGATCAAAACAGAAGAGCCCAAGTGGATAGAAAAGCATTCTACAGAATCTATTATATCCAGTACAAAGCTGACAAAGGAAATGGTAACAACTTTGATGAAAAAGCAGAAGTATGGGAAACCATGATTGCATTCAAAGAAGGAGATCCTAAAATAGCAGCTTTCGAAGCAGCATTTGGATCAGTGTTCTCTAAGTACGGTATTACTCTTAAAGAAAGAGTATAATTAATAACAATCTAAATGAAAAGGGTAGGTGGGTGTATGTCTACCTACCCTTTTTTCTTCTATGCAAACTGAATTATATCTAAATATTACCCCGAATAATACTTGTAAGTCCTTTACTGTAAAGGATATTTCTTTCTATAACGAAAACTTACCAGTTACATGTGGTCAATTAGAAGTGTCTGCTCCAGGGTTTTCATATTCTCATACTTTCGAAGTATCAAAAGACTTTGATCTAACTGTTAATATGTCAAATTTAGGCTTGATTCCTGCTATTAACCAAAGTTCCTTAGCGTCTATTCCCGATGGTAACTACTCTATAAAATATAGTATTAATCCTAATGCTTACCTATACGTAGAGTATAATTACTATTCCGTTTGTCAATTATATTCGAAATACGTAGCTGCTTCCTGTAAGTTCTTAAGTTCTAGATGTGATTTAACTAAAGCAGAACAAAGTGATATGATTGATAGATTATTCGAAATAGTCAACTTGATTGAATATGCAAAGATATCTGCCGAAGAATGTGACGATATAGAAGGGGCTGATGCGTTGTACAAAGAAGCTGAGAACAAATTAAAAAATGTAGAAGATGGTTGTAAAACTTGTAGATAAGCTGAATGATCTAAACTGTCAAAATTCTTGTTATTTAATCGATAAGAATATCGAAGTACGATTTGGTATTAAATGCTATAGAGGTAATTTGACAGAATTAGAAAAGAATCAAAAATTCTTAAAGATAAAAAAAGACGTAATCAATTGGTATAACTTTTATAGTTCTGATGATTTATGTTATTTTTCAAATAAATGTGATATACTAAATATCATCAATAAAATATGAGTACTCCTAAAAGTAAAAAAACATACGATAATCCGGTTTCTTCTGATTTAGTTATCTGGGAAGGACCTACTATACCTTGTCTTGATTTATGTACAGGAGAAACTACTAGTAGCGTTATTAGTAAAGTAGGTGATAAAATCTGCAAAATAGTAACAGATATAGAAGCATTACAAAATTTAGACTATGCGTGCTTATTAGTAGAATTAGATAAAGTAGCTGATTTACAAGATCCTGATAAATTTTCTTTGAAATTATTGTTTCAAGTGTTATTAGCTAATGAATGCAAGTTAAAAGATTTAATAAATTCTATTAACTGTTCGAATTCAACAACAACAAATGTAGATCTAACTGGTTTAAATTTATCTTGTATTACGCAAGAAGTAATAAATTTATGCGGACAAATACCAGCTGTATTAGACATAAAAAAAGTACTCCAGGCAATAATTAATATTCTATGTGATATCCAGGACGATGTTGCTGATTTATTAATTAGAATAATTACTTTAGAAGCTAGATTTGATTCATTAGGAGATCCTTTGTCAGGAGGATATACAGAACCTACTATAGACGCTAGTTGTTTAAATCCTGCTCCTTATACAGCTACAGGTAATGTTCCTTTACCGATGCATACTCACTTGCCTCAGATAACTGATGCTGCTGTATGCGCTTTGCAAACATTAGTAGGATCTGAAACAGATGTCGCTTTAGCTATAGCTGCTCAATGTTTAACAGATTATACAGATAATCCAGACATTATTAAAAATGCTGTCAATTTATCTCAATCTGCTACAAATAAAGAAATTATAATATGCGATTTAATCAATAGAGTAACTAGTATAGAAAATACATGTTGTAGTTTTGACTGTAACGATATCTACATAGGATATCTAAATAGTTACAATAGTGGCACTGAAGAATTTACTTTAGATTTTACATTTGGTGCTGGTACAGATATTCCTCTAGTATTTACAGATTGTGGTGCTAAGATAACTGTAACTGATTGGAAAGGCATTATTAAGATATTTAATATTGCTCCTGGTACTTTAGTTAATGGTGCTAGTGTTGTATTAGGAATGGCTGGATCTGGTTTAGATTTAAGTAAACCTATTAGTATTAAAATAGAAACATGTTTCGAAAACTCTCAAACAGGACTAGTATGTAAAGATTGCTTTACCGGTATATTAAATGCTGCTTCTGATTTAACAGCAGATACATGTTGGACGTTTGCGATACCTGATACTGACTTACCTAGCTGTAGCGACTATAAATTTAGGTATAGTACAATAATTACCACATTTGGTGTAATTACCTTAAGTAATAATAATACAACTATAGGAGGACCTCCTTCGGTGGTTACACCTACTTATAGCGTACCTAATAATATAAATGGAATTATATCTTGTCCTGCTACTAATGACTTAATATTCTTTTTAAATAATCAATCAACAATATATCCTCCAGTAATCATGCTTACTTTAAGTAATGGTATTAATAGTTTCGATGTAGCTATAACTGGAGTTTTAAATGCAACCTGCGGATGTTAACAAGCTCTAATTGTGTAATATGGGATGGTCCAGATATTAACTGCATAGGTATATGCAAAGGTGATACTGTATCTGATATTGTATATAAAATAGCTAAGCAAGTATGCGAAGTAACCGAAGGATTAGATGTTAATAGTTTAACGTATGAATGTATTATTGATAGATCAAGAACATACGGTAAAATAGATTTGTTCTTATTCTTTTCTATTATATTAAAGAATCATTGTGATTTAAAAACATTAATTGATGAAAAAATAGATTCTATTGATAACACAGAGTTATTGGTTGATAACTTAGATTTGAAATGTTTTTTGCGCGATTACTTGGATTCTAACTGTAGAATAGTAAGATTCTTCAATTCTGATTTCAATATAACTAACCCTAATGCTATTAGTACTGTCTTTCAGTATGCTGAGATAAACGATATTAATGCTTATTACGTTTCCGATATCGATCAAAAAATATGGCGTTGGGATAATATCACACATCAGTATTTAGATATTACCGATGTTACAGATTTAAACTCTATATGTGTTTGTGAGATAGAAGAATTAGATTTAGATATAAGAAAGACTTTAGATTTAATAATTAGGAACTTATGTCAAACTAAATCTACAGGTATTATAAAAGCATGTGATCCTACTTTTAAACCGGTAGTGTTTAACACAGTAGATCCAAATGAGGCTGCTGCTATTTTTATACCAAATATTCCATTAGATCAGAATAACTATTATATTTCTTCAGTTACTCATAAAGTATGGAGATATGTAATATCGGAATTAGCTTACATACCTTCTGTATTAGGATCTAATAATATAAATATACTAGATTTAGGAGCATGTGTTACATCTGTAGAATTACAATTACAAGCTTGGATAGATTTATATAATGTATATCAAGAACCTTTAATTACATCTTGTTTATCAAGTAGTCCTACACTGTCATCTGTTCATTTAGAAACTATTACAGACCCGGCTATTTGTACTTTAAATAGAATAGTAGGGGATGAAAAATCTATAAACTATTCAGCTATAGGTCCTTGTGACAATATTTGTAAATTTGGTGGTGCTGTTAATGGTTTAATGTTTTTTCAACCAGGATGTGCTATTGGTCAAGTTGGTGTTTATTATGTAAACTCTAATTACCCTTATCCGTTTATATATAATCCTATTAGTCTTTTGTACGAACCTTATGTTAGCACACTAGCCTCTGTAGAAAAAAATCAATGGAACGAGTTATGTAATCTGATTACAAAGTTAAAAACAATAGAAACAGAATGCTGTTCTCCTGATTGCGATGGTATTGAAATAGGATTTTCGTCTCAGTATAACTCAGAAGAGGAGTCATTTACATTAGTGTTTAATGGTGCTTCCGGTACAAATATTCCTGATGACTTTGAAGATTGTGGTAGCATTATAACCGCTACTGACGTAAATGGTACATCAATAAGTATAAATGCTGTTATTGAACAAGATGCTGAGATAGAAATCAGCGTAAGTTCTTTAGATATATCGAAACCTGTTAGTATAGGAATGAAGACTTGTTTCTCTAAAGAAGGTATTGTATGTAAAAAATGTAGCTCTTTTCAATTACCAGCTATCGATGTTTGTGGATTTTGTAAAGTATGTGCTATTGGAGATAAATCTGATTATGTAGAACTTACTTATACTTTAGCCAGTGATCCTAATATTGCATTAGTGCATAAATTATTTGGTGGTCAATGTTTAACTTTCTCATTACCTGAAGATAAACCTACTATTTTAACAGTAATTTATTCTTCTGACAACATCATATTAGATAACGATCCGGAGAAACCATGTGATGTAGATATCCCTGTTCCTATTCCGGATACTTGTTGGTTTTTCGAATTACCTACTACTAGTAGTCCTGGTAAAATAAACATAGATCGAGGTATCATACCTCCTTCCTTTGTAATGATGCCTGATTTCGAAATACAAAATGTTGTAGGAGATACTTATTCTATTACTTATGGTAAGTTGATAACCTATACAGATCCATCAGGAATTTCTTTAGCAGGTCCTGTTTCAGATGGTATAGGTACAACAGGGGATACGATTAATTGGAGAAATGTATTACCTACATCAATTCCTACAGATACATCGTTGTTATCTGCAACTATATGTGACAACGGTGGGTTCTTTGGAGAATGGATTACTTATGGTACATATCCTATACCTAAATCATTAAATGCTAGTGGTAACGGTGCTTATCCTGCGATAGGCGTTGCTGGATCTGTTGATAAAAATGTAGACTATACTAGAACTAAAGTAAATGCTGGTCCTGTTGGTATAATATTTAAAATACAAAATCAACCTATAGATAAAATACCAGAGTTATCTTTAATCGATCCTATATCTGGTTCTACTATGTATTCTAAAGGACAACTAGTAGATGATGATTGTCAATGTCCTTCTTAACTTTTTAAAATAAACTATATATGGCTAATAATTGCGGTTGTGATGAAACTATTCCTTGTGGATGTTCTCAACCTTGTCCACCAGCTCCTTGTGTTGACGGATGCATTACTGATACTAAATCAGACTGTGTTACATTATCTAAAGATATTAATTTTTGTGGTACTGTAATAGAGAAAAATACTTCTATAACTGACGCACTAGAAACTATTGGAGATGGTATTTGTGATGGTATTGTTGTGACCTCACAAGATATTCTTGTTAAAATAGACGAAGATGATACCACTGCTGGATATCTATTCGATAAAATAACAACTTGTCCTTCTTTAGATAAAACTGTTACTAATATAGGAGGTAATGAAACTTTACAACTATGTGTAGAAATATCTGCAACAGCGGATAATACATTAGTACAATTAGGAGATGGTTTATATGTACCAGAACCTACACCTTCTGCTTATGCATTAAGTGAAGTATTTTCATCAACAGTCGATTTAACTTTAACAGTAGTTCCTGGCGGTCAGTCTTTAAAAGCTGACGCTAAAATAAGTGCTACATCAGGAAATATACTAATTGATTCTGGCGGATTGTATGTACCAACACCAACTCCTCAAGTATTACCGGCTGTAACAGGATTAGATACCAATAGTATAGATACTACTGTAACTCCTTCAGGAGCTAATTATATAGTAAGTTCTAGTATTATTATCGATCCTGCTTCTACAGCACCTATAAGTATAACAGCAGATGGATTAAAAGTAGACTGTTGTGCTCCAGCTGCTGCTGCTAATACACCTATTACAATTAATAATGTAAGTCCTTGTATCACTTTATCTACAAGTGGTCTAGATAATCATACAATAACTCCTGTTGTAAATGTATCACCTACAGCAGGAAATCAATTAAGTTGTACAGCAAATGGATTATATGTAGCGGCTGCTGCTGGTCCTGCTACAGCTATTATAGATAGCTCTTCATTAGACTTTACATTAGTAGGAGCTAATACATACCAAGGTATTGTTAAATACTCAGCTAACTCTTGTAATATAGCACAAGCTGGATCTGATGGTGCTATTTTCGTACCAGGTATACCGTTACCTTATGCGTTAGAAATAACAGACGATGGTACTGATTATCAATTCAAATTCTCTGGAGATTCTACAACTGAAACAGATTATGAAGTTGAATTTAGAGGTACTACAGGATCTCCTTTAGTTTGGACCAATGGAGATACAGGATTCGATTCCGAGGCTGGTGGTATATTGACATATACAATGATCAATAAAGTTACCTTACAAACATCTTGTGAGATCTTAGGAGCTAGGGTAAGAAGAATTTGTGGTACTAATGAAAGTGATTGGGTATCAATAATGTTGAACCCTGCTAAAGATTTATCTTTTGTATCAAGTAATTCATCAGTAAGTATATCTCAAGACTGTGGTGAAATTGACATCACAGTAACAAATACACCTAGTATCTGGACATCTATTACTCCTTTATTAACTAATGCTACGAATGTATCCGGTTACTACAAAATAGATCCTACCGGTCAAAATGTATACTTTAGAGGAGTTATTCAAATAACAGTAAACATACCACATACTACTACTTCTGCTATAAATCAAACAGTAATTGATTTAACTTCCATAACCGGTTCGTTGGATGCTTCTATAAATCTTGGTTTACCTGATAATTTTGGAATAGCTTTTATGGCAGTATCTTCTACAGGGTTAACTGCTGACGATGCTCAACTAACATTCACTAGAACTAATAATCTAATATCGATAGCTGGTTCTTATGAAAATCAATCAGGCGGTACAATAACCGGTATTCAAATACCTATTTCTAACATAATAAATTTACATTAATATGAAAATAATAAAAAACTCGTGCGGCAAGAAAGGTTGTACAATTACTAGAAGAGTACTACCCCAAGGCGTACTTAAAGTAATCTATAAAAAATTAGCTGAAGAAATTAAAAAGGCTGCTTAAAACTCTCTTTAGTTGGTTTAGAGAGATTATACCCTTCCTGTTTAGGAGGGGTTTTTTTTATTTAACCCAAGGTCTGAGCTTTTCTAAGTTTATTATTCATTAATTAGGATGTATAGCAGTACAACAATCTATCATCCAACCTTCCTCATCTTGTATTTCAAATGTAGCGAAATCAATAAGATCATCTAATGATATCTTATCGGTAAATGTAATTATTTTTGCATCTCTATCAACAATTATTGTAGTCATGGTAACAAAAATACAACTATAGACTTATATTACCTAATTTTATTTGGAACTTAACAAATAATAAATTACCTTTGTATTATAATGGTTAATTTACAACATACACAATTCTGGTTTTGTCCGACTAATTTTGGACCGGGATAACTATGTATATACAATACTTTTTATGAGCCGGTCTACTATAGATCGGCTTTTTTATTTCTTGGATGTGGTGTAAACCGGTAGCACACTTGATTTGGGGTCAAGAGGAAAAGTTCAAATCTTGCATCTAAGACTAACGAGATTAAGTGTTACGGTAGCACGACAGTCATGGGACTGTTAGACTGGTTCAATTCCAGGTTTTCGACAAATGCGTGAGTAGTATAACTGGTAATGCAGCGGTCTCCAAAACCGTGAGTGAAAACTCTATAGAGGTTCGAATCCTTTCTTGCGTGCTAAATATCCAATTGGGTGAGTGGTTTAAACCGCCTGTCTGCAAAACAGGTAGATTAGTAATAATCTCGTAAGTTCAAATCTTACATTGGATTCTGAATAATCAGGACAACCTATCAGGACAAAATGTCTCGATAAGTGTCTCGATATAAACAAGGAACTGTAACTCAGTCTGGTAGAGTGTCTCCCTGAAGAGGAGAACGTCATAGGTTCAAATCCTATCGGTTCCACACATGCCTCAGAAGCATTTACTGAATGATGTTCGCTCCTGTAAAGCGAGGAAGTCGGATTGTTACCGAACTGAGGCTCTTACAGTAATCAAATACGGTAATTCTTCTAATAACATGAGAGATAATTTAAGATTAGTTTGTCCTAATTGCGACAGTCAGTTGGATACTTATAAATCTAAAAATAAAGGCAATGGTAGAATAAATAGAAGAAAACGATATTTAGAAGAAAAAAATATAATGTCAGATTGATATATTTTCCCATGGTGTAGTGGTAACACGTCTGCTTTTGGAGCAGGATTCTTAAGTTCGAACCTTGATGGGAAAACCGTGGCTGTAGTGTATTGGTTAGCACACCTGTTTGTGGAACAGTTAGATAGGGTTCGAATCCCGCTGTCACTCTATATTTTCTTGTCGTTTAACTGAATAGGACCTGATACTACGGATATCAAAATGGGAGTTTGAATCTCTCCAAGAAAACTTTTTAAAAATAATAGGTTAAAAATTTGTTATTATCAAATAAAAAGCTTATATTATAGGAAGGGTGTATTATATTTGCACTCAGGAGTAACGTCAATGGGATTGGACTATTGTTTACTCTTTTAACTTTTAAATTTAACAATGCAACAAATTATTATAAATATGAATATTGTCGGAAGAGCGGATGAAAAGTCAAGCTACAGGGATATTTATGTTTAGATAATAATAAACTTTTTAATAACCCTGTAGCTTACCAAAGTTGCAGGGTTTTTTCGTTTTAATCCCTTGTAACTTAGGTGGACTAAAGTACCATACTTTTAATATGGGTATCGTGAGTTCGAATCTCACCAGGGGGACATAAAATATAGGGAGATGGTGAAGTGGTTTATCACATGACTTTTACACAGTCAATTCTACAGTTCGATTCTGTATCACCCTACGAATGCATCTATCGTTTAATGGATAGGACCTCAGACTTCTACTCTGAAGATTACCGTTCGAATCGGTATAGATGTACAAAATAAATTTGGAAATTCGAACTAAATTCCTTATATTACAATATAAAGTATATATAATGAAAAAGGTTCTAAAAGAAGAGATTCTAAAATTAAGAGGGGAGGGTAAAAAATATGATGAAATAAGAGATATTTTAAAATGTACTAAATCTGTTATATCATATCATTGCAGAAGAGCTGGTATAGATAATCCTAATGATATAAGAAGACTAAGTAAAGAAAAAATAAAATCTATTGATAAATTATATCTAGAAGGAAATTCTTCTGATGAAATTGCAAATATTTTAGACTGTAGTAAAACTACCGTACTTAAATATTTAACTGTAGAAAGAAGAGTTAAAGAGAAAACATTAACAACCTCTCAATCTGTTGTTAATTGGAGAAAAAGGAAAAAAGAAGAGTTAGTTTTATATAAAGGTGGGAAATGTAATATTTGCGGTTATGATAAATGTATAGAAGCTCTTGCTTTTCATCATTTAGATCCTATGGAAAAAGATTTTAATATAGGTGGTAAATCTTGGGCTATAGAAACATTAAAAAAAGAAGCTGATAAATGTATATTAGTATGCCATAATTGTCATACTGAAATACATCAAGGGCTTCATAAAGATAAGGGGTTGTAGCTGAGTTGGTTGCAAGCGACTGCCTGTTAAGCAGAGTCTGAAAAGACAAGGTTGGTTCGATCCCAACCAACCCCGCTAAAATGTGAGGTGGTGTAATGGTAGCACGTTGGGCTCATAACCCAAAGATAAGAGTTCAACTCTCTTCTTCGCAACTAAGCAGTATAAGCGTTACGGTAGCGTACCACACTTCCAATGTGGTGGAGAGGGTTCAATTCCTTCATACTGCACAAATACTCCTATCTTCTATCGGTTAGGATAGCACCCTTTCACGGTGCAGAGACGAGTTCGATTCTCGTTGGGAGTACAAAACTTGTCGCAAATATTGTAAACTTTTGCGACAAAAAAATAGCATATTAGGGTATGGGTTATCCTTCCAGCTTGTCACGCTAGAGAAACGAGTTCGAGTCTCGTATATGCTGCTTTATCGATCTTTAGCTCACCTGGTTAGAGCATCTACTACTTTATACCCTCATGCTTATACCATGTTGAAAGGTTAGTCTGGTTCACCTTGGTTCAAATCCAAGAAGTAGTACAAAAAAAATAGATTTGGCAGTTCGAATAAAATTTTGTATATTGTATTGTATCGAACTAAATAAAAATGAAAGAAAAAATATTAAAACTAAGGTTAGAAGGTAAGACTTATGATGAAATAAAAAAAGAATTAGGATGCAGTAAAAGTACAATCTCCTATCATTGCGGAGAAGGTCAAAAAGAAAAAACACATAAACGATCTAAAAAATACAGAAAATCAGTTAAAGGTATTTTATGTAATAAATTACATGACTTCTTAATAAGAAAGTCAAGGGATTTTAGAAATTCAACTAAAGGATCAGAAAGAAGGGTGACAACTCATAAGTTTACCGTAGGTGATATACTGAATAAATTTGGAGAAGCACCTAAGTGTTATTTGACCGGAGATAATATTAACCTATATGATCCCGGTTCTTATCAATTTGATCATATAGTGCCGGTATGTAAAGGAGGAGATAATAGTTTGGATAATTTAGGATTAGTTATAAAGGATGCAAACTTATCTAAATTTCATATGACAGTAGAAGAATATGTAGAATTATGTAAAAAAGTAATTAATAATTTTGAAAAGATCAACACATAGAATAATAGCTCAGTCTGGTCAGAGCACTACACTGATAATGTAGGGGTCATAGGTTCAAATCCTTTTTATTCTACCATGGGGAATTGGTGAAATGGTATCACACTAGTCTTGCACACTAGATTTACAAGTTCGAATCTTGTATTTTCCACTTTTATATGTATCTTTGTATTATGGAAAATAAACCAGGTAAAGACGGAATTCCTCTTAAAGTAGAGCTAGACAAAGATTGGTCAGCTATTCATAAAGAAATAGAAGAGTATTTTAATACATATACACCACCAGATAGAAAGATTACTATTTTTACTTTTGAAGGCGGTTTAAAGTTATTCAACGAAGCAATGAAGGAACAATTTAAAAATAAATTTGGTGAATTCAAATAAATAGTTTATATTTGTACTATGAACACAAACTTGTCATATAGTTATTTATCACTTAGTATTACTAAGCAGGAATAACTATGTACAAATTTTAGATAGTAACTCCTGCGGAAACGTAGGAGTTTTTTTATGCCCTTATGTTGGAATGGCAGACATAGTAGTTTTAAATAAATTTGGTAAATTGGTAGAAATAACTTATATTATATTATAATATATAAGTTATGTATACTAAATACGAAGAAATAAAAGATCAATTAGAGATATTTGTTAAAGAAAGTTTCTCTTGGTCAGATGTTTGTAAAAAAATAGGTAAATCGCAAAGAACAGGTGCTCAAAGTCATATAAAGAAAGTATGTATGAAAATGGGTTTTGATTTTTCTCATTTTACTGGACAAGCTTGGAGAAGAGGTAAAATATTTAAAAAAAGAGATATAGAAGATTATTTATCAAATAAAGTAAAAATTAATAGTCATAGTTTAAAGATAAAATTAATACAAAGTGGTTTAAAAGAAGAAAAATGTGAATGTTGTGGAATATCTAAGTGGTTAGAAGAGCCAGTAGTTTTAGAATTAGACCATATTGATAGTAATCACTTAAATAATAATTTGGATAATTTACAAATAATATGTCCAAATTGTCATGCTACTTTGACAAGAAATAGGAGTGGATGTAGAAAAGGTTATAGTTATTCATCACCTATTAAAAAAGAAAAAATGAAAAATGAACAGGATGGTAGGAGCTTACGATTGATTAGACTAGAATTAAGAAAAGTGAAAAATAGACCAAGTGTAGAAATATTAATAGCTCAAGTAAAAGAACTTGGTTATGCTGGGACTGGTAGGTTATATAATGTTTCGGATAATGCTATAAGAAAGTGGATTAAAAGGGGAGATGCTGAAAAGGTAGACAACTCTGTTTTAGAAGCAGGGGCGAAGTAATAGTAGCGTGAGAGTTCGAATCTCTCTCTCCTCACATAAACTACGGAAGAAATTCATACAGGTTCGAGTCCTGTTAAGGGTACAAATGCGCTTGTGGTGAAACTGGATAGACACGCTGGGTTTAAGCCTCAGTGAGCAGAAATGATCGTGTAGGTTCGAGTCCTACCTGGCGCACATAAGGAAGATTAAGCAGGGGTAATGGAACTCCGGTCAGTCTTGAAAACTGAATCTCGTTAAATCGGGTGGGGGTCGGGTCCTCAGTCTTCCTCTAATGTCAATATATAAATTGACAAAATGGAAAGTTAACCGGACAGGCGACACCGGATCTCTTTGCTAAAGAGAATGAGCTTGAAAGAGCTTGGATTTCGACTATTCAGCTTTCCTCTATATTGCACAAATGGTAAATTGACTAAATCAGAGGACTGTAAATCCTTCGCTTCGGCTATCCAGGTTTGATTCCTGGTTGTGCAACTTTAACAAATAAGTAACATTCTATTTCTAAATAGAGTAGTATCTTTATGCTATGAGTACTTTACGATTTATCAATAGATATACAGGTCAGATTACTACAGAGCATATTAATAGTTGTGCTTGTAGGTCTGATAAGAAAAAGAATAATACTGATTACATTGACATAACTAATTATAAATGTGATCAGTTAAAAGCTTTAATGGAAGAAATAGGATTATCGGAGTATTCTTTAGAAGAATTGTTAAATTCTGAAGAATTTGTAGAAATAGATTAAAATATATTTGGCTATTTTGTTTAAATAGCTTATATTTGTACCTTGGAGTTAAATTCTCTGGCTTAGATTCAATGGAAAGGAGTTTTAAGCACTCGTTCAAATATTAAGATTTTGCTAGAAATAGCATTTGTGAGTGTAAACTCCTTTCCGAGGTCCAATCCAGTAGATTAATTTCTACTGGATTTTTTTTATTTTAGGTTTTTTCCGACTTTTAATCCTATTGCATGCTTAATATCACGCAGAATAAAAGTGAGTTATAAGAGAAGTATAATAGAGTTGGTTGGTACCTTGGCTATTATATGACAGATGAAAACAATAAAGCGCAGCTCTGAGCGACAGACCTCTCAACTGCAACCTGCAAGAAGTATACACTCCGGGTCCGTTTTCACTCTCTGTAGATATAGATCATGTTCCCTCTTCGACCTCGGAGAGAAAACTTTAAGGGGAATATGTGGGGAGATACAGGAACTCTTGGTTAACTATTGACTATTTGTATATTAAGAGATTAAACAAATAGGATACTCTTGCAGGGAGTAGAGGTCTGACTATGCAATAACATTAAACTACACAAATATGACAATAGAACAACAAAAAGTATTTTTATTAGGGTTCCAGGATAGAATGACTGATACTATTATTTCAAAACAGGCAGACTATGCTACAGAAGACGTTTTATCTAATTTCAAATTAGCAGGTAACATCTGTGGTATTAATCCAAGTGTTAACTGTCTATCTTTAATAGCAACTAAAGTAGCTAGGTTAGGGGTCTTATTAAATACAAAAGAGGGTCCTAATAACGAGTCTATAGAAGATAGCTTATTAGATTTAGCTAACTACAGCTTTTTACTCTACTGTCTAAGAAAAGACCAGTAACAAAAATATAACAAATTTGTTACAAAAAACTAGTATCTTTGTGAGATTATGTGGAAATACCAAAATGTAAATATTACAGCTGATAACTTACCTGATAATAAATTTGGGTTTATATATATGTTTACGCTTACAAAGAACTGTAAGATAGATGGTAAATTATATAAAGAAGGTACTATATATATTGGCAAGAAGCAATTGAACTTCAAAAGAAGGAAGTTAATCACCTTAAAACAGAAAAGATTAGATCCTTCTCTAAAAAGAAGAAAGTACGAATACATAGTAAAAGCATCAGACTGGGAAACATATTACAGTTCATCAGAGATTATAAAGAAAATAGTAAGTTCTCATGGCGGTGATATAATAAAAAGAGAAATCCTTCTTTTTTGTGAAACCAAATATCAATTATCTTTCAATGAGATTAAACAGATGATCATTCACAATGTAGATGTTGTACCATCGTTTAATGGTACAATAGGTAAATTCTTCATTTCAAAATTAAAATAGTAAGTATGAGAAAACAAAAGAAAAAAATAACACTTTTACCTCTTGTAAAGTATAAGGATAAACTTGCAAGATTCATGTACAAGCATAAAGACGTATTTGTTTATAATGTTCTTTATGGTGTGAAATGGAAACGCAAACAATCACTAGAACAATTAACATGATAGTAATAAAAGAACAGAATCAATTACTTACCGGACCAGAAATAGAAGATTATCTTGAAAATGTAAGGCTCTCGATTAAAGTATTGCAAAAAGAGCTAGCTGAATACGAAGAGAGGTTTGAAATACTTATTACTTTTCCTGTCGATATTTTGGTAGGAGGAAAGTTAGCAATCAATTATAAATCAGAGAGGATTACTATAGCAGGAAACAAATTTATAACAACCTCTTCTTCTATAGAAGAATTTATTAGCAGAATAGATCCTAAAGACCTAGACAGAATAGAATCGATTAACATAAAAAGAATATAGATTATGACACAAGATCAAATATCACAAGCAATAACTGAGCATTTAAAAAGAATGCAATCTTACAATCCTAATATAGCATTTGTAAGTATGAAATCTCCAGAAGTAAATACAACGCTAGAACCCTCATTAAATGATATGAGAAAAGCATTTGAAGACTTAAGAGTTGAAGTGAATAACAAAATAGACCAGGAATTACAAACTCTCGATGAATTAGAAAAGAAAGAGCAGCCATCTTTTAGAATAGATATTACTCATAATGATGGAAAAATATATGGTAAGTCTGGTAATTATACAATAGATGAGGCGTATAAGTTTATTGACTTTTTAGGATTAGAAAACCTTGTTTCGTTAACCATTACAAAATTATAACATGTACACAACAGTAGACACATCAGGAGCTAGTGCTTTAAAACAAGCACCAGACTTAGTAATAGGATTTGACGTATTAGAAGAAAATATCTTGGCGATTCACGCAAAACTAAACATATTAGAAAATATAGCTAGGAGAGTAAGACAAGATAATAAAGAAAGTAGACCATGTAATCCTTCTGATGAAATGATTAGGAATAGCATTGTTACTACATTAGCTGCTCACAATAGTAAGTTAGCAGATGCTAATATACGATTTTCCGATATATTACAAACATTAATTCAAACAATAGGCAATGACGATTAGTGAAGATTGCACATCTGTATTAGAAATAACAGACTATATAGAATTCTTATATGGAGAAAGACCGGATAGAAGAAAGAAAGAGTATAAGATATGGTATGATGAGATTAATCAGTGGGTAGTTAAAGTAAACGATTTAGCAAATTTCAAATTATACGCAGTTCTAAAATGAGTAAAGAAGAGTATTTAACAATGGTATCAGAAGGAAGATATGAAATTACTCTTTTCCGAGACTACTATAGTAGAAATAATAAAAAGCCTCATTTACAGTTTAATAATGAGCATTTTGTGAATTGGAGTAAGTTTCAAAATACGAATAGAATAATTAAAGAGATTCTTCCTTTTTACAATGAGTTGTTTAATGTTTCACAAACAGATGTATTAGATAAAGAAGGTAAGTTGATAAAGACTACCTATACATCTAAAAATAAATAAAACATGAAATTAAAAAAAGCGATAGAATACATGCGAACTAAACCTAATCATAAAGGATTAGCTCCATCAGAATTAAAACGTAAAAATAGAGCTTATAGCGATTTAACTGCGGACCAGATAAACCAATGTAAAGAAGAAGTATTTGGAATGATTATAAAAGAGCCGACATCATCTAACGAGAGAAGTATTAATAAAGAAACCGGTACAATATCATCTACTATAGAATTAGATTATTTACCAAAAACGGATGAAGAAGTAGCTCTTTTACATAAAGTAGATCTTGATAAATACAAAATTATTCAATATTATTCCAAGATGTCTTTCTCGGGTAAATTTAGACATACTTTAAATTGTAAGTTAAAAGAAATAGGAGATAATTATGATCCAAATACATTAAAGGCAGATCTAATTAAAATAATTGGCTATGATTCCAAAGTTAAATCAGAAGGTAGGATATCAAGTTCTGTTAAATCTACAAAGACTTTAGTAGTATTTTGTGCAGATGAACATGTTGGAGCCTATGTTGAACCAACTGCCTTATATACAAATGACTGGAATTCTACTGAGTATAACAAAAGAAAGCACAAGATAGTAGATAAGATTTCAGAACTAGAACTCACATACGGTCATTTTGACGAATTAGTGTACTGCTCTTTAGGAGATAATATCGATTCTAATAATGGTTACACCACAAGAGGAGGACATCAGCTACCTAGTAATATGACAAACACAGAAGCTTTGAATACTTACTATTTAGTTAATAAGCATATGTGGAAGCAAATAGTTGATAATAAACCGGCTAATACTTATAAGATCTATAACATGAATAATTCAAACCATGGTGGTTACGGATTAGATTATGCTGGTAACTTAGCAGTTAAAGTATATTTAGAAACAGCTTATAAGAACTTCTTTATTACTGACTTTGATAAGATGATTGGTTCATTCTCTATATATAATAAAGATATTCATATTACCCATGGTAAAGATGAGCAGCACCAGAAAAGAAACTTTCCTTATAATCTAGATGCTAAGACAGAGAGTTATTTCAAACAGTACTTAGATATCAATGGATTTAGAGACCCTAATAGACAACAGATTGTAATAAAGGGAGATTTGCATAAGAGCAACTATGAATCTCATGCATTCTTTGATTACATCAACATGCCATCTTTATTTGGATCATCTGGTTGGGCTATGGCTAATTTCAAAATGACTAAACCAGGATTTGGATATATGATCATAGATAAGAACGATGCTGATAATTATATTTTAAACCACGTACATTTCTAATGTTATATCATTCATCAGAACAAGCTAAAAAAGAGTGGGATAAAGAAAATACCCTAGAAATCAATAGAATGATATGGGGAAAAGCGACTACTCTTTTAGACTTAATTAAAGATCCTACTAAAACACTTTTAATAAAACCAACAAAAATGAACGAATTTATGAATTTTGAGGCAATCCTACCTCGTTTAAAAAATGGAGAACCAGTTAGAAGATTTAATTGGGAAGAAGGTACTTTTATATTTCAACAAGTACCGTCAAGAATAAGTAAAGAAATTGTACCTAAGATGCAGTCTTTACCAGAGAAAGTAAAAGAGATATTTGTAAAAAGATTTGAAGATTCTGATGAACAAATAGATGATGCTATCTATTATAACAATCAAGTAGCGCATGTAACTAAATCTAATTTAATAACATCTTATACTCCATCAATCAGTGATCTCACTGCTGATGATTGGGAACTTATTTAGCAATGATATATAAACTAAAGATAAGGAAAGGTATAGATGATTTAAAGTCACTATCTGCGTTTCACGGTAATACCCAAGGCGATGACACTAATACTAACTCTATAGAAGACTACAATAACTCGGGAGGTTATTTGTCTTTTACTTTTGATTGCGAAATGACACCTGAAGCAATTGCTCAAGAGATTGCTGAAAGAAAGAAATATAATGAAAATTATATAACTGAGTTAAAAGAAATAGACGAATATGGAAAAGAAGCGGAGGTATTACTAAATATGGAATACGATGATACATTTGACAAAAAAGAAATAATAACATCTTCTACATCATCTTATAAAATGATAATACTAGATTTTACATAATTTTATTGGCTACCAACCTTAAATTAGCTCCTTTTATAGGGGCTTTTTTAATGTACAAGATTAATTTTGTCATATTAATTATTTTCGTTA